GTTTTAATTGTGCAAAACACAAAATATAAACCGTTACTTCGAGAGTAACAAAGAAACGTACGTGGTTTCAGTCCTTTTTACCGTTTGAGAATGGTTCACACAAGCCATAGTCCTTCGATATAATCGCCCTAGTAGCGTAACAATCGATGCAGTTGCCCAAGCCGCACAAATTGAAATACTCAACCATTTCGAAATACATCGAATTCGTAATCCCGTACCTCATGCAAATCTCATCCACAGGAACATCAAATGCCGTGCCGTCCGTGCTCAACCAATAGAAATCGGCGTTGCACTCATCGTCATCTTTGACCCTGTACTTCAGACGAACACAGTCCATAAGTGGATGTCCGCCACCATGCTTGAAGCTGTTAATATAGCCAGCAGTAAAACGACGTGCGCGCTCCTCAATGGGAATAGTCTTGCGGCCGGGCAAATCCCCTTTACATTGCCCGAAAGACCTGATGAACACCCCGATATTCACCATAGCACGCAGTCCATCACGTGTTAATACTGGACTATGCTTCAAAAATTGTAATCCGTGATAAGTCCGACACTCATCCAAAGTGACAATATAGCCGGCCGAAGCAGCAGCTTTAATAATGCCATCCGGAGTTCGATCAGTCGAGTCAGCTATAGCGTTGAAAATTAGCAAATTAGCCAAGTTATTCATAAGGGTGGTTAACACACTTCCCGAATACAAACAAGGCACATTTACAAAAGTTTCGTCTACATAGCCTCCTTTCTTAATCTTGAGGTTCGTGCCGCTCGCGCTCTTTAAAGTTAGAGGAAGTTTCAACTGCTCAACAACTTGTTTAACGAGTCTCTGCTCTCTTCCTTCAAATAACTCAACGAACAGCCTAAATATAGAATGGGAATGAGATGCATCGCACGAACTGATGTCCATATTATACATCTTAACACCGTCTTCGGTCTTTACCGACAAACACGAGTCATCCGAAAAATATACAAACTCAACATCCTTAACTGGATTGATAAGTAGGCTGAAGGCATCAACCAGCTTATCAGCAGAAGGAGAATCAACGAACTTCGCACGACAACCGTTCCATAAAACTGGAGAATCGGCCATGCACTGCTTAATAAGCTTAGCAAGGACGGCACCAATCAACGAAACGGGAGTAGTAAGGTCGTTAACCAATCTTGTATATTTACCTGGCTTGGCGATTTCATCACGCTTCACCTTCCCAATGACATTTTCATTCCATATCTCCCTAAACAATATATTGTCCTGCAATACATCGCTAAACGCCTGTAAGCGCATCTTGCGCTTTGGGTGTGGCATTTTGACGAGTTCTCTAATGACAATATACAGTTCGGGCATAACGCGCGTTGTGTGCCGCAACGCATTGCGCATAGCCCTAAACATATTCCTGGCGGACTTACTATGGCAGATGTTAAGTTGGTTATTAGTTAACTGACCTTCATCCTCCAGTCCGCGAGACAAGTCTCCGCGAGCGCATGTCAAACGACGAATCGACTTAGCTAATCCATTATCATCATCAGCGAGTATAACTCCCTCATGATATACACACGGACCGTACCTAGTGCGATACGTTTTATCAACACGCGACTTACGAGTTGCTCTCATATCCACATACCGCCTCACGTATGCGACCGACCTCTTAGTGGCTTCCACGACACCAGTGTAAAACACGGTTTGACGAACAAAGCGCTCATCAACACACCGGTACACCACATGTTCACAATGGCAGAAGTCATCAGGTGAGCCGATGACGCGAGTGGTATAATAATATTGTTTTGACTGTTCAAGCAATCCGGCCTCATGGCGCACAACTTCACCATCACTATTAGTGGTGATGTCCTCATAAGGTAGGTCTGCAAGAAACAAATCGATAGGTAACACGTTGTGGCGGCTGCTTGAAAACAAGTAACCATCAATTAGTTGTTCGGGCCTAAACACAGGCACCACGTTATAACCGGCAATCTGTTTACCTACCTGAAATAGTTCCGCAGTAGGCTTAATATTGAACAGCTCGCGATTGTGGATGTACATGTTCCACAACTTCTCGGCGCCAGGTTCGGCATAACTGCCTATCAGGTACCAGTTGTTGTTTCCTAAGTACACCTTGTCAATCTGGCATGACGAGGTGACCTGACGGTATAGGCCGACGGCAGCAATCCCGTATTGCTGCTTGCCGGCTACTCACCGTACTAATATACCACGTGTTGGGACAGTGAGTCGCGCCGTATACCGCAAACGGCGCAATTCGTTGATATAAGCCATGCATGTGTTATGTCTGATAGATTCAGGCAACACGATGCCGTCGACGGCAATATCACGAATTTCGTTCATCATAGTCCCATAAAAGTGCGCTCCACCGGCATCAGCATCTGATCCGGCGAATCTGAATTGTAATCGAGAATATGCAACATTAGAAGTAAGCGCACTAAAACAAGCAGAATAGCCGATGCTAGAATTAAGCTCGAACTCCAGTCGGTCAACACCATTTACATCATACATCAAATGGCGATTCATACCAATGAATTCACCAGGAGTCGACGTGGCGGGAGCTCGGCAACAGTCTAATAGGCCGCTGCATGATAGATACTTCACACGCAAATATTGTATATAATTCAAGCCGTAGTAATCTAGCTGTTCAATACGCGCATATATTAATCTTGGTTGTAAATCAGCCAAGATCTTTTTAGCTACAGCAGAGACTTCTTCGTAATTATACAACAATGGGCATCCGATGACCCATTCGCACATACCACGTGCATCATTTAACAAATGTGCAGTGGTTAGCTCAAAAACGAGTCGCTTGATCTGCAGAGATTGATGCAATCTCTGATGAGGAATGAGCTGCATTCGACCAGATAGGTCGTGGTTGATACAGCCAAAGCCGCAAGTGTGCACTGTGTGCATCACAAACGCCGGTTCATCCTCGAAGAACAAGAATGCGATTGGGTCACGAGTCACCTCCTCAAAGTAGGTGATACCACGATTTGTAGCATATCTCAAGTCTTCAAATGGTTTGCTGGGCGGAGCATCCTTACATGGTACACGCACAGTAGCCACGCCCTTCTTAACAACGACCATAGTGAACTTAATGACACCATTCATGGTACCAGTACACCAGTGGTTGTAGCTAATGTGGACGCGATTGTTGTACGCTACGTTGAAGGACGTATCGATAGGCTCAACAAACGGAGGTTCTGGTATAAGCACGTCGATTGGTAAATTAGCAATCGCCTCGGGCACACCAACAACCTCATTGGGGATAACAAGGAGCTCTTGGTCTCCTAAAATTTCTTCATCAAATTGGGGAACAGGGTTGTATACTCTTAAAATATCGTTTCCAAAATTATCAACAACAAATTGCAAGTTATTTAATAGGGCTTCCATAGTAAAGTAATAATAGCGAAGAGAAAATCCACCGGTGGCAATTAAGACGCATCCACACGGCACTGATTACGTCGACCGTAATCAGGCAAAGATGAAGAAAAATACAGCCCGACTGGTCCATTAGAAAAGAGGGTACCAGGTTGCCGACGCGAAAAAGGTTCCGCCGGTCCCGTGCTTCTGGCCAAGAAGTGACAGACACCACACAGCCACTGCCATCCGCACACAAAATACAACCAACCAACACGCCATAAAGACGGCCCGAAGCCATGAGCAACAGGTCTAGGTTACGCACTATAACACGACACCACCTAATGCCGTGAGTTTTAAAAGTAAAAAGATGTAAAATCAAAAGTGGGACGGACGAGTCACCACACTCCCCAATCCTACATAAGCCAGATCGATCCACTGATGAAATGGCGTCAGCTCGAAAGGAGAATGGAGAGGCTTGCCTTAACCAAATGCTTAAGAAGGTTGATACTGTTCACCAACGTACTGCAGACTGCAGTGATAACGGTGCACAATGGCGTACACGGCACATAATGCCAGCACGACATTAGCGACAACGTCGAGAATTGTCAACACATCTAAAGCGTACTGATGGCAGTTCCGGGGTTGGTAATTCGCGTTACCCAAAGATCGGTCCTACCACTAACGGTTCCATTCGCATTTGTCAAACTGAATGAGAACGAAGTGGCAGATGACTGAACGAAAAACGTAAGCCCGGTGTAGCTACCTCCAGTGGTGGTGGCATCCGGCGTGTCTACGAATGACGCCGTCGAAGAGAGAGCTGTTACGGCGGAGCACCCAACATAAGACCCAGCTTGTACTGTGTGCACTCCAATAGCTCCAGCTGTAATCTGATTGAAAAACAGATCAATCTTATAGACGTCATTAACAGCAGCGCCAGAAATAGAAAAATTTAGGACTTTGGAAGTTGTCTGACTAACTAAAACAGTAAGGCCAAGAGTCGATACCGGAGAAAATATCGTGGCGCCAACTGTGGACCAGGAAATATCACTAACAGCCTGTTGATAATGAGCGAATGCGTCAACAGGTGAGGTGGCGATGTTAGTGATAATAGGTCTAGTGAGTTCGATATCGTAAACTGCCCACAGCTCTCCCAAAACGGCGGTAATTGGAGTCTGGTAGCCAACAACGAAACGAACATAGTCAGTAAATGGCGTAGGAACCAAGTTGCTTTCACGCGTAGTATACTTGTTTAATGCCTGTTTCTTACACTCTACACCGTAGACTGCACACTTGTCAGGGCGAAAGCTGATTACTTCATCAGAATTCTCCATGATACGCTTAGAAGCATACAATGGGGAGTTGAGGTCGTATTGCGCGCCCATCATAAGAGTGCCCATTGCACCAGCCGAATAATACTCAGAAGTACTGCTCACATACTCGAATGCCAGACCATGAATATGATACTGCTCGAAGTTGCTAGCGAGATTAGACAACCAAGGAAAAACAGTGCTGTCAGCGGGATTGATGTTAAAAACTTGTGTATTAAATGAAGTAGATGAAGAGACAAGATCGCCGATGTACTCTCTGTGCTGAACGCGTATAGTTTGGTGATTGGAATTATCCTTCGAAAGCGATTGCGGCATCAGCAAGCTGTTAGTCTTAACCAACTGGTTGGAAACGTAGTCTCCAGATCCAATGAGCTTAGACAATTTAGCTCCGAGAAAACCACCAATTTCGCGACCAAAGGGCACAGGAGCGAGAGACCCAGCAGCTTCACCACCAGAGATCAACGCCTGTTTAACCACAGGTTTTAATACGCGCTTCAAATCTTCGAAAGATACAGAAGTCGGAGGGATCTTAACTTTCTTTTGTTTATTGTTATTATTATTATTATTATTCTTAGGGGTTAATATTATTCATACTCGTGACCTCAACCAAATCACGGAACCTTCCAAGAGAGAAAGTGGCTCTCAATCTTATAACGCGTGAAGTACCACTAAAGGTTATCGCGGGGGCACATTCGCAACTAAGCAGTGTGTGCCGTCCAGCCGTAGCCACTATACCGCATAAGAATATCCGCTCGACAACCACTCCTGTCGGGAAACTTATTCTTGCGGCAACACCAATTGAGTCCTAAATAAATATATTTGAGGGAATTGAAATGTTAGCGTCAAAGACGCGCCTGCGCAACAGCACTAGCTGATGCGCAGAGACCCACGCCATGCAAGCCGGGCCAGTGTTATCGTACACCCTTTGTTAAGCAACACGAAACGGAAAATAGTCCTTTCTCTAGGTAAGGCTAGAG